CTCCTTGTTAAAAAGTGGAGGAGACCAAAGCCTCCCCCGAATTGATATTAGTCAATTGCATAAAAAGCTGATACTAAGGCATCATCTCTAAGTACTTTCGCACCATAGACATGTAAACCTCTAACAATATCACCAAACGATGTTGGGTCTCTCAACACTTCTGTTGAAAGGATAGTGTTAGCAGTAGCAGTAGAACTAATATGTCCAGCCATAACTTTACCAGTAGCCGTTGTAGGCGTAGCGATATTGTTAGATTTGTACATATCAAATCCTCTTAGTTTTCCACTTGAAACTAAACCATTTCTGATTGAGCCTTGACCAGCGTTAAAGTCAACACTTAATAGCTTAGAACCAGATTGTGACAACTCTTCATAGAATGAAGGAGGTGCAACAAACCATCTACCTTCTTCAGGTACATTCTGGTCGTCTAAAAGTCTTGCCATTCTTGCCATAAGGTCAATAGCATCTACACCAGTTCCGTCTGAACCTAATAGGTCGACAGAAGCTGTAGTTTCAGCTACACCACCAGTACCGGCAGCAGCGTCTGCTCCGATGATATGGTCAGGTCCTGAAGCTGATACACCAGCAAACATAGTTGCTAAAACAGCAGCGTCATACGCATCTTTAAGAGCATATGCAGCAGAGCTTGAAGCAACTTCTTTGAAGTTCACATGTGACATATTTGTTTCAATATCATCTACGATGAATTTGAAAGCTTTAGCACTGTCAACAACCAAAGTTATTTCTTGGTCGGTTAGTTTTGTGTCAGTAGTATCGCTACCTCTAGTGTAGTCTGATACTGAAATGACAGGTTCTTTGATAATCTTTACAGAGTCTCCGTAAGCAGATATTTCACCGGCATAGTCGGTGTTAGTAATAGCTTCAACCACTGAGGCTTTTCTGAAAAAGTTTAAAACCTTTTTAGAGTAAACCGATGGTAAAAAGAAACTATTTGTTTGTCCTGCTACGGAGTTTGCAAAGTTAGCATCTGTATCTGTTGAGGGTTCAAAATATTGAGCCATGATACTTTCTCCTTGAGTTAATTATAGTTTATTTAACGATTCTGCCTTCTTGCATTGCATCTGATATTTCTTTTTCAAATTTATCAAATTCAGCAACACTCATTGCAGCAATCTCCTTTTCTGACCATACTCTCTGTTGCTTTGGTTCTACACTTGTTGTTTTAGTGGAGACCATATCTGCAGCAGATTTTCTAGTCGGTTTAGAAGATGACTTAGCCTTTGGGATATCAATACCAAAATCTTTTTTAAACAAATCTAAAGCACGTGAAGCTAGGTCGGCATCGTTAGCATTTGAGTATATCCAATCTTGAATAACTTTAGGTTGCTCTTTTGCCCAACCATGAAAGTCATCGCTGTTTCTGATATCTTCAAAATCAGGATGTCTTTCCATTAACCTTTTTTCTGCATCTTGTCGTATTAACTGATTCTCACGTTCTTGGAGTTTACTAAGGCGTTCTTCTAGAACTTTTGCTTTAGTCTCCGATTGCATATGAGCAACTGTTTCTACAACTTCATAAACATCAGGATATTGATTCTTAAATTGTTCTAGTTCTTCTTCAGTTTTTGGAGCTTTATATTCGGTTCTATTTTTAGTAGCTTCCTCTATTAACTCTTGTTCTCTGCTTTTGAACTCATTAAGTTTACTATCGTAATGTTTTTTCAAATCATCGTATCTTTTTTTATAGTCTGGTCTTTTATAAGGTGTATCCTTAGTAGTCTCCAGTTCTTCAGTATTAACACTTCCTTCAGCTTCCACTTCGGTTATGTCGTTACTTTTAAAGAGTTTATTCTTTTCAGAAGGCTCTTCAAAAAACATACTTTGAGATGATACAAAAGGTTTATCGTCTCCTTGGTGCCAATCTTTTTTTGCGTTATAAGGGTTTGGCGTTTCTTCTTTCTGGACTGTATTAGTCATTTTCTTTTTCTCCTACTCGGGGCTTATGTTCACAAGGTAGCTCTATGTCGACTAGAGGGCTTGTATTGTAAAGGTAGCCTTTTGGTTTTAGTTTGATAAAGGGCTGAGTAATTAATTCAGGTAGCTTTATCGTAAGTTGGTTTTGTTTATAAAAAACGATTTTGTCTGAACATAGACTTTTTAACTTCAGAATCAACTAAATCGTCTTGCTCTAGCATTCCTGCTTGAGGTCCAACTGTTTCTTTAGTTACTCTAATGTTTTGTTCTACAGGCTGTCTTTCAACAGGCATAGTAACAGTCTCTTCTTCAACTAATTCGCCTTCGGCAAAACCTTGTCTTTTATCTGCAGCAGCTTCAGCATCTTTCATCATAGACATTAAAGTGTCTTCTCCGATTTCTTCTACAGCTTTTGCAGTAAAGACAAATTCTCCATCAGATAACCTTGCGGGTATACTGTCAGAGACTCCTGAACCCGGACCTTCAACAGGACCAGACCCAGCAAATTCTTGAGCAACATCTATTATCTTATCAAATAACATAGATAGTTCCTCATCTTGTTCTAGTTTGGAAGTTAGCATATCTTCTTCTTCTTCGCTTAATGCTTCTTCCATTATAAATCTTGTGTAGTTATCTTCCATTTCTCCATCAGGTTCCATTTCAGATTCCATAGGTGGTGTCATAACCATCATCATTTGGTCATCTATTGAACCGCCTTCGTTATAACCCATTTTTGCAACAACTTCTGGTGCTTCTTTTCTTAAAGCTTCTATGCCCGGACCACCATCTTTCATTCCTGCTCTATTTTTTAAAAGTGTATTAATATTGTTTGCTTCGTCAATATTTAATGTTTGTTTTTCTAGTAATTTTTTAGCCATTAATTCTTCTTGTCTTTCAAGAGTTTTTTCTAGCATTTTTTTTCTTAATTTTTCCTGAAGAGCTTTTGTTCTTTTTTCATCTAACATTTTCATTTCTTCAGAAATCTTAGCTTTTCCTAAATCTGAAATATTATATTTTTTTCTGTCGTCTTCTAACATCATACTTCTTCCTTCCTATTAATTGCTTCTTTAACCTGCTTGTCCAGTTGCTCCAACCGTACCAGAGAACTCACTCTCCCCTGCAACCGGTACATTTCCTGTTCCGATGTTGCCACCGCCAGTGCCTGTAGCTCCAAGTTCTTGAGGTTGTTGAGGTACTCCTTGAGGTCCTCCCATTGGGGACTGTTCACCACCGGGTTGAGCTTCCTCGCCATTTGTTTGTCCAGCATTCTGCATTCCTATTATTTGTGCCATGATTGCAGCTTCTTCAGGGTCATTGAGTATTTCATCAGGGTCTAAGTCTAAGCTGTAGGCAAGTTCACTAACGAGTTTAGAAATCTTAACAAACGGAGCAATAGCAGGACTTTGTGCAGTTTGTAAGAACATAGTAAGTCTTTGACTTCTAACTTCTTTCTGCATCAAGCTATTTGTTCCAGTAGCTTTAACTTCTAAATCACCTTTAACATCCAACTCATCTTCTAAGAATTGCATGTTCCACTGGAAATAAGATTCTCCAAGTGGTCTTAATAAAAAGTCATCAAGGTTTTTGATAACTGTTTTAATATTTAAACTTGATGCTCCTAATAACATAGACATACCAGAAGCAGTCCTTGTCATACTTTGAACACCTGTTTGTCCGTGTGAATAACTAGGTATACCTGTTTGTTCATCTGCAAGTTGTCTAAACTTATCAAACATCATTAAGTTTTCTTGTGATGTATTAGGAAACTTTAAACCGTGTATAGCTTGTCCCGGCATTCCAGCTTGTCTTCTAAATATTTTACCCGGATATATTTCCATTGATTGTCCACCTACTAAAGCAGACTCATCTACATCAAACACTAGAGAACCAGACATTGCTAAGTTATCTATAGCCATTCTTGCATGACCGTTCATAATCTGTTGCGAATCATCCATGTTCTCAGCTACACCAATACCAAAGAAGTTATATGGGTTTCTTTCGTATGGGAAAGCATTGTATGGTATTCTATATGGAGTGAATGGATTAAGTACAGCTCTTAACAAGTAAGTACCACATGTCCATATGTTTACTTGTACTTCATCTAGGTCATCAACAGTGTCGGGTAAGTCTATACCTACTTCTCTTGCGTACTCTGCATCCATCATTCCCCAGTATTCTAATACTTCGTAACTGTTATTTATATCTTCGTCACTTCTAGCATCATCTTTTAACTGGCTTTCAAAATCTTTTTCTACGTAATTAGCACCCATTTGAATAGCACTACGTATTGCATCTTCATCAAAGTAAGGCATATTACGTAACTGCCTTAATTGACTTCTATTCATTTTATGTCTATGGATAACGTATTCACATTCTTCCATATTAGTTGCGTTAGGGTCTGGGTAAAAATCCCAGCAACTTACAAATTCTATTCTTGGTACTCTAACTTCAAGTGGATTATAAACTCTATTACCTTCTTCATCTGTTTCCCACTTGTGAAGTTTTTTATTAAAGTTAAATGGTCCTTTAACAATACCAGTACCTAATAAAGCTGCTTCAAGTAAAGCATTTCTTAATTCTGAGTTTCCATTTGATTCTTCAATCTGGTCATGGATAAGTTTTTCCATTCTTCTTGCAGCTCTTTGTGCAGGAGATACTTCTATTGCCTGTGGGTCAGGACTTGTACCATCTTTAAGAATACCAGCTTCTTCAGCTTGGTCTTCAAGACTATCTTCAAAGATACCGTTATAAAAAGTAGCTCCGGGTTTTAAAACTCTACCGTCACCTTCGTAACCAACATCATAAGGACTATCTATTCTGTTACCAATGTCATCAGGTATTTCCATACCTTCTGATGTTTCTAAACCGGGTGTAGGATTAGCTGTATCAAGATGTGCAAAGTTTGTTTCACCTTCTGCTATTTTAGTTTCTGCTATACCGATAGGAAACTTTCCTGTACCGAAGATAACATCAACTAACTGTCCAAAAGCTGCAAGTACTTTAGTCTTAGTAACTTTTACAAAGACCCTAGACTTTTCTGATTCTCTAAACTTAACAGATTTAGAATATAATCCTCTATAGTTTTCATAAGCTCTTAACCATCTACGTTCATCTGTTTCTCTAGATTCTTCAGCTTGTGCAAACCTACCTTTAATTATACCAATAAGATTTCTTTGTTGGTCTTCTTCAAGAGTAAGAGTAACTCCAGACTCTCCTTCAACTTCTTCGTAGATATCGTTAGCTCTTAAAAATGTATTTTCGTTTTCTGCCATATACTTTAATAACCAAATGTTGAATCAACAGGTCTATACATTTCTCTCTTCAAACCTCTTATACGTTCTAATGGGCTTTCCATTCTTGGTCTACTCATTATCATATAACGTAGTGCATCATATGCGTGGTCTGAAGCTTTTGTATCTACATCTTCAGGATTAGTTTTAGATAATGGTATAGACTGTAGTTCTCTTATTAAGTTCGGACATGTATTAAATATCTGTAACTTAGGTCTACCATTCTCTCTAATCTTTAAATACTCGTGTATTTGTATTTTACCTTGTATTCTATTCTTATCAGCTCGTCTTAACTTATGACCAGCTCTAACTAAACTTTCTCCTACAGTTGGACCAGTCGTTCCTGTTCTTGCCCAAGCTGCAGTATCTAAGACACCATTTACCGAAAATGGGTCTTCTGTCTCCATATCTGTTATTATAGCACCTAATTCTTCACCTGTCAAGCCTTTTTTGTATAATTCTCTATAAATTATTAAAGTATTGTCATTTATATCCATTATTCCCCATAAACAACAGCTTTCTGCAGCATATCCATAGTCAACTGCTTTGACTCTTTCCCAGTGTACAGGTAGTTCAAATGGTGTAATAATATGTTTATCAGGACTAAATTCTACAAATGCAGCTCCTTCAGCCACATCCCAGTTACCTTCAAGTAGTTGTCTACGTTGTATAGGTGGTAGTGATTTAAGCATTTGCTCATAGATACCATCTTCTGCAAGGTATGGGTTATCAGCTAACTTAGCAGGAATAAACTTACGTGTTAATCCATCTTTACCTAAAAATGATTTGTTTGATTCACTAGGTTCAATATATCTTTTCTTTACCCATTGAGAACCTACACCTCCGGGGTTAGCAGTACAGCGTAAGTAAGTTTGTATTTCTTTGTCTGTTGTTCTAAGACGTGAAGCAAGATAGTTCCAACTAAACTCTGTAGGTAGATGGGTTATTTCATCAAAGCCTATCCAACTATATGCTTGTCCTTGATAACGGTATACGTCTGCATCTCTCTCAAGGAATCCAAACTCAACCTTTGCACCGCTTGGAAAGTTCCAAAGCTTTTCTACTTCTCTGAACTTAGCACCGGGAAATGCTTGTGGATATAGTTCACGAGACTTATCAATCATCTCTCTTAGTTCAGGCATAGACCTTCTAAGTATCAATGCTCTGTGTGCAGACCTGTGTGCGTATCTTAATGGGTCAACAATCATGGCATATGATTTACCACCACCAGCAGCTCCACCATATAACACATCTTTCTCACCAGCAGCAAGGAAGTCTGTTTGTGGACCTTCGTTAGCGTGGAAGAATACATGATGATTATCAAGTACTTCTTTTACAGCTTTGGGTAAGGTGTTTAAATCACTTTCTGTAACAATACCTTCTTTAGTATTGTCAAGTTTTTGAATTGTTTCTTTTTGTTTTTTGAAAGAACTTTTAGCGTTGTTAAGCTTTTGTTCTAATTTTTGAATGTTTCTTTGTTTACGACTTATTGTAGCACGTGCAGACTTAATCGCTTTTTCAGTATCTGTTTTTGGTCTACCCGCTTTCTTACGAGGCGTACCATCTTTGTTCTTTACAAAATTGCCTTCGCTATCTTGCAAGTAAAGATGTGGGTTCAGTTCCCAATCTTTCGCTTCGTAATCCATACTTTTTATCTATGTGTTTTTTTAATCCCGGAGCAGACATTCGTCTGTCCGTCTTGTATTCTAACCAATCACATGCAGCTTGTAATGATATCTCTTCGTTGACTACCATGTTTTCTGCAATCTGTAAAGCTTCTAACTCTTCATCAATAGGTTTTAAAAAAGAACTAGACTCATCAACTAACTCATATCCAAATGGTATAGTAGAGGTAGCTCTTTTTATGTATCCTTCTTTCATCTATATTTAGCTGTTTTCTTTGCTATTGTTTTAGGTTGCTTAACGAACTGTCTACCACGCTTGGTTCCTTCTCGTTTTGCTTTTGTTGTTCTTGCGTATTCTTCTGAAGATAACGCTGCAATCGCTTTCTTCGGGAGATATCTTTCCCCCGTTTCCGAAGACGGTTTACCACTCTTGGTACCCCATTCTTCTTTTTCCCACTTTCTAAGACTTCTTTGACTTTCTTTTAGCGACATTCTTTTTCTTTGGTGTTAAACACTTTTTAAATAACTTAGCATATGCTTTGTTAAGTTTATCCATTATCTTAATCATAAATTCTTTAATCCTTTTCATTTTACTTATAGCCTCCCCCTTTGGCTTTATATTCTTTTGCAAGGAGCTGGGCTTTTCGAGCAGACCATTGTCCGGCTTTACCACCTTTAGTACCGGCTTTAATCTTCTCGAAAAGTCTCTTACGCATAGTCGGTTTTGTATAATTACCGGCTTTATTCACGGTTGATTTAGCTTTCTTTTTTGTTGGCATCTTTACCTCCTTTATTAAAAATTAAATCCCAGTTGTCTCTATACTGTTTAGAATGTATATTAACTCTAGGTGCAGAACCTTTACCACCGTCTGAAGGTTTGTAAAGTCTACCCTTATTCTTTTTACTAGACATAAGGACAGGTTTCTCGTTGCTACCTAGTTGTGGCATACTACCATTTAACCTTGTCAGCCCAATAAGCTGCTGATAGTTTACCTTTCTTAATGTTCTTACCGTGTCTCGCTTTAAAAGACTTTCTCTTTGCTTTCATTCTAGCTGATTCACCTGCTTTAGGTTTACCAGCAGTTTTGGCACCCTGTTCACCAAACCTAATAGTTTTAATTGTATCACCAACTTTAGCCACAACAACGTGTGACTTCTTAGGATGACTTGGAGTTCTCTTAGGTTTGTTAAACCCAGATACTCCTGCTCGTTTTAATCTACTATCTTTTTCTCTTGGCATTAGTGTACCGTCCTTTTTCTTGTGTGGTCATCGTGTTCTAGTTCTTGAATCTCTCCTAGAACTAACAACCCATATTGTATTGCTATTCTATTTGCTTCAGCTACTGTTTCAGCTTTAATGTATGGAC